GGAAATACTCTGTACTAAATAAAACTTCCCAATAATATCTCATTTACTTCTCCTTATTTCCTATTTAATGATTTCCATAAGATTGGCATAACGTCCCTTGAGAATATCCATTTCCCCTTTGGGTCGCAAGTTATCTTATGTGCTATTATTACCGGAGCTTCATCTTGATATGTTCCCCAATAATACATTGATTCGCTTAAATCACTATTTAGTGGTTTATGACATACAGAGCAAAGTATTTTACTGTTCATCTTTACTCTTTTTCTCTGTTAAAAATTCTCTTCTTAATTTTAAATATTTTTTAAGAATTTTACCATCTTCATCTCTGATTTCTAAGTGTGAATAGGTTGTGTCATCAACATTGTCCGATGTTAGAAAATCGATAAATTCAGTTGCTCTTCCCATTTCTTCTCTCCTTGGTTTAAATTCAATGACCATATCTCTTATAAACATACCCAAGATACAAGCCATCACTATGTGTTCTGTTGTAATTGATTTCATTTATTAATCCACCTCATATTTTAATACCATGCCTTTCTCCGTGGTCTGTACTAACCATTTTATCGGTATAAGTAACATTGTGCTTTGGTTATCATCACCGCCTTTTACTTTCTTGGCTCCCCATTGATACCATGTCTTTAATTTTTTTCTCAATTCTTCAACGGGAAATATAAAACCAGTTTCAATCTTGTCTCCATCAGCGAGTATATGAATCCACCACTTGGCATCAGTTGTACTAATACCTGACGGTCTCCCTTTATATAGATATTCAAAACAGATATTGCCTGTTGTTTTCCATATATCACGTTCTGTTTTGACTTCAATCGTTCCGTCATTTTCAAGCATATCCCTGACCTTGTTTTCAAAGGACTGACCAAATTTTAAATCAATATCAAAGTTCATCGATGCCCCTTAAAAAACCTAGATATTCTAAAAATTGACAAAGTGGAGCCAACCGTCTTTATCATCCTATTTTTATACCTACTTAGGGGCATCAATTTTCTCCATATCTTTAAACTGCTCATCCATGCACGGGTCACAGATATAAATCTTATCACCTTCACAATGTGAACAAGTATAACTTTTAAATACTGCACAATCCCGCTTAACCAATCTATCCATCTCCGTATCAATGCCTACAATCGTTTCATTAATTAATTCGCTTAATTGCTTTAATTCATCTAGTATAAAGGATTTATTCACCCTAGTCAGTTCTAGCTCTGTATGATTCCACATCTTGGAAACATTTTCCCTAATGGCTTTTAGTTCGATTAATTCTTTTGATTCCCATGGGTACATATATACTCCTTGTCGTTAAGTTAAATAATATGTTTTGTAATATCAAGTACAATCTCATCATAATCATCATCAATATACTTGAGAAGTGAATTCTTTTTTTCTTTTAACGAGTCGTACCATCCTTGCCCACGACTTTCAATAGCCCACTCAACAAATTCTGCTGGTGTCTTATGTGCTGAAAATTTAGAAGAAAAAACATGACATCCAACACACAAACAAAAGCCGTTATCAATGTCCCACCTAACTCTCATAATTGAACGAGAATAGAAATGGTGGGCATTGAGCCTAGATGTTCTATTGCAAACTTCACACATCTCGTTTATTCTGATGGCTTCCGACCATAATTTATCTAATTTTTTTATATTAATTCTTTTCATATTATTTCCTAGTGGGGGCAGTAAAACCCCCACTATGGTGAAAATAGTTAAGTGACTTAACTATTTAAAATGGCAAGTCCTCATCCTTCGTGGTATCATCGTTGTCATCAGCCTTAGATGTGCCTGTCCCTTCCAGAACCCCAAGCAAGTAATACATATTGGCTTCCAAAATTACAGCATCACCTTCCGTCAATGAACCCTCCTTTTTACCGAATAATTCAACAGCAAGTTTCAAACATACTTGCTTGTGAATATCGTGGGTTCTATCGTCAGCTTTGGCTGGGGTTGTGGCTTCAGACCTAGATGGGACGGTTCCTTCTTCGGGGATGATATTCCAACCCACCTTACCGGGAGCAAACTCTTCCTTGCGGATGTTTACTTTATCCCCCGTGCGGAAATTAATCAGCTTGTTATGTAGGGCATCTGTCGCAAAAAGCCCAACTTCAGACCCATTGTGATTAAGTCCATATAGATGCCATTTGCCGTAGCTATTGACACCTTCCTTCGGTGAATCGTAGAGAAACTCCACGATATGGTCTTTGCCTTCGGCAATTTTCAGATTTGGTTTATTATCCATTCTGACTCCTTATCTTATTGGTTAAGTCTACGTAAGACGTTGATGTCTCCATAGAACAACATTCTAAATATACACCCCTTTTTTTATACTTATCAAGGTAGTGATTAATTGATTCTAGCATATGTGCATAGGTATACCTACTTTCAGTAATCTCGCCTTCGTCCATTCCGTCATAGCCATCCCAAGCCAAGGTAAACCAATACACTACGTCATATTTATCAGCCCGTTTCATTTTCGACCTTTTTAATTGTACAGGAGTGACGTTCCAGTAATCTAAATATCTTGTTTTTTATAAAAGCCACTTCATCTAACTCCATGTCATCGGGATATATAACCACATATTTCCCCTGTGATAATTCGCTAAATGCGCTTTTTTCTTTTGTTTTCATGCCTGAATTTACATCATTTTTCATAGGTTGTCAAGTATTATTTTGGAATACTTCTCATTAAGATTTGCCTGTCGTCAGCCGAGAGTTCGCTTTCTATTCTTCTCGAAAGAGAGCCACACTCATTACAACTATAGGATAAGTATTTATTAGTCATGGTGGTATAATAACCGCCATTCGGCTCTAGGTCATCACTCCCACATGATGGACACCCTTCAATATCATCATGTATATTAACATTGGGGTGTGGTTTAATCCACGGACGAAGTTCGACATAAACTTCTTCTAGTAATCTCACGTCTTCTTCGTTGTATGCCAACATCTTATTCAATGCATCTCTCTTCCCGTGTAGGCAATCCGTCCATAACTTAAAATTAGTTTCTAGCTTATTCCTATTGGTCATAATCTGACTTAAATAATCCAGCTTGTTGGATGAAAAAGCAAACGATTTCTTAACCACTTTTAAGGTGTCTATAGACCGATAAGGAGATGGTGGATATAACCCATTCATGTGGAATCTAGTATTTAATTTTTTCACATCAAACTTATCCCCATTGTGTGCTATGATAATATCTGCTTGGTCAATCAAGTTCCAGATGCTATTTATAATACGTTCATCATCTCTCTCTATTGCTTCTTTTGGGGTCTGAATGTCCGACATCACCCTTGAGTCAAATAACCATTTAGCAGACCAAGATAAAACATTCCAATCTTTTATAATATTATTAGGTTGGATATATTTATTACCAATCAATCCCCAAACATACACTTCTAGCGGTGTGGTTTCAATATCAAATAAGAGTATATTAGCACCGCCCTTATTATAATATGCATCCCACTTGCCACAATCAGCGCATCTGACTCGTTGTTTTTCACCACGAAATCCTCTCTTGTGTAAACGATTGCTATTGCAATTTTTACATTTCATATTTGCTCCATTGTTAACCACTTATTTAATGAATGTTCCCATTCACGATAGGTTGCCAATCCATTGTTGTACTTAACCCACACTTCATCAAACTGCTCATGTAAGCCAATTCTCATTTTACGTTTATGATAATCGTATGTCGGTTTTCCCTTGGTGGAATATAACCTATCCAAATAATGCTTCCTTAAATCTCTCTTGGTACTCGTAGTATTTTCCATTTCTGACATCATATCCTAGTTTTCCTTTACCGGGTATCCCGTTTTTGTATTGAAATCTAATTTTACTCACATGGACACCGACATAATCTTCGTCATCATCTTTGTGTCTATGTATAGTTATAACATTGTCTGTTTTGTTGAACCAATTAGCCGAACCGCTTATGTCATATCCCGATGGCACAACTGGTTTTCTATTATTATCCATCTCCATTTTTCTTGGGTGAGCAATAACCCATATATGTAATTCGTTGACCTTGGCAAATGTATTTAGCATAGCGAGTACCCTAGAGACATAATTAGTCTCGCTTTCGCCTTGTCTGAATTTATGCTCAATGGTGTTCCAAGGGTCAATTATAAGTCCGTTAAGACCATACCTGAAGTTCAGAATACGGGCTTGGTCTAATATGCTTTCTATGGTTATATTGTCTTCTTGTGTCCCAATGAATTTAATATAATCATCAAGTACTGCCATAGAATTCCGTGCAGTTTCTTCTGTTAATTTATCATCACCCCAAAATGCACTTCCCGAAAACTTGCCTACCAATTTTAATAGGTGATGTTTTACGGGGAAATTTTCAGCAGAAAATATTCCAAATCTCCACGAATAATCCTGAACCATATTAATCATTAGGGCATCCATCCATTCGGACTTCCCCATGTTGGGAACACCCGTGACAACCGTAACTTCACTAGGTGAAATCCGATAGTGACCATCCAAACATACCCAACCCGTACTCAATCCCTTGTGGTCGGGCTTTAATAATAAATCAATAGCCTCTTCTGTTACATCTTTAATGGATATAACCCCGTCTATTGGGTAAGGATGGGCTTCAGTTATAATTTCCACCACCCTATCTTGACCATGTTTGACCAAGACATCATTCATGTCCTTACATCCTTCAGGATAGGTTACCCGGCAACACTTCTCCCTTCCAATCCTACGAGATAATTCATCTCTCATTGCATGACCGGGGGCATCATCATCCATGGCTAATATAACCATCTTGGCATTCATTAATTCATCTTCAGCAGATAATAAATAGCTAAATTTCCTGTCACTTGGTGAAGTTCCCGGGGCTATTGCTCCATCGGGACAACTTATAACATTATTATAACCGCATTCCACAAGAGATAATGCATCCATTTCTCCTTCCGTGATTATAATTGTCTCCATCCCTTTGATGTGGTCAATCCGATAGAAACATTTCTCCGCATTTTTTTCTTGCCTGAATTTCTTATCAGCAGTACGGGATTTTATATTGACAACTTCACCGTTTTTATAAAAAGGGAATTGTATCCATCGGTTTTTATAACCAATGCCCTCGTTGATTAAAGTATTTACAGAAATACATCTTTCATCAAACCAACTTATGACAGATTCGGGAAGTTCTGTTTTTGGTTCATCGGGTTTTACGATAGGCTTTGGAATAGTTAAGTCGCTTAACTTTTTTGATAAGCCACCCTTCCATCCGCAATGATGACAATTCCAAATGCCTTCATCTATGTTTACTGATAAGCAAGGGTCACTCCCCTTTTTTCTTTGGTGGGAGCATTTAGGACATTTGGTTTTTTCCTGACCGCCTGTACTCTTGATGTAAATTCCGTGTTCTTCAAATGTCATAGACTATCCTTTAAATTTTAGATGTAGGTTGGCAAATTTAGTTAATCCATTTTTGGATTTATCTCGCAATGTCCTCAAAGATAATAGATGCATTATCCAAAATGAATCCGTTGTAGCCCAATTTATTACGTCCCTAACGTCCTTATCTTCCCAATCGTCTTCCGTTATCAACTCAAATAAAACATTTACCGCACCATTGGTTAAGTTTGTATCTTCAAACCAATTCTCAGAAATGTACTTTGGTAACTGCTTTCGTTTAATTGTGTAGAAATCGGATACTATCTTTTTTAGAAATGCCAATTGTTTATCATTTATGGATTTATTAAGTTTGATTTTCTTAATCTTACTTATAGAGGTTATATATTTAATACTATTTATAGTAGCTTCGTCTTTATTTGGGGTATCAGAATTATTAAGTGTTGATATATCGGCACTTACAGGTTCACCCCCACCTTGAAAATTTAACATGGCTTTTTTCAATTCATCATTACCCCCACCTTGTAAATTTGTATAGGGTAGTGGCATAATGTACCTTTTTATAAATTTCTTACTGACTTCATCTTTTTCGATGACGATATATATAAACCCAGCTTGTCGAAGAGATGTCATACAAGCTGAAATGGTGGTTTTGGTACAATTCAAAACATTTGCAAAATGCACATTATTTTTCACACAAATTCCATCTTCATTGAGATTGGCAGTAATTTCTGAATATACTACCTTATCCCTTGGATTAAGTTTGTTATTGTGACGAACGTGTATGGGTATAAATCCTATAAAACTCATAAATGCTCCCTTA